ACCATCATAGTCTGGTGGTACGTTTGCTTGTGTCGTTCCAGATTTTATTGCCTTTTGAGTATTTACTTTTTTTGCCTGTGCAACTCCAGCCTTACCCAGTTTCATACTGTGGTCTTGTTCTGCCTTTTTCATATTCTCTGCACCATTTTGTTCAGCTGAACCAAACTTTAACTCGGCAGGGTTATTTTTGTTAATGAAAAACATGATGTAGTGACCATGATTCCCCACTCCAGCATCCTCTCCAATATCTATAGGAAAACTCAAATTTTTTGTAGTGAATTTTGTTCGTGCAACAGCAGCGTCTGGTGATGAGGTATTTCCAGAGTTACCACTAATAACACCATTAAGGTCACCAGCAACCTTTCTGAATATGGTAGTTCCTATCTGTGCTGCAGCACCTTTTGCAAAATCTATAGCCATATAAATATCCTTACAACTTTTTTATTATTTATACACCATGGCGTACAAAGGCAGATACAAACCAATAAACCCTAAGAAATATAAAGGTGACTCCTCTCAAGTGATTTATCGTTCACTATGGGAACGTAAACTCATGGTTTATTGTGACTATACAGATGCAATACTGGAGTGGGGAAGTGAAGAGATTATCATACCTTACAGGTCGCCATGGGATGGTAGAATACACCGTTATTTTCCAGACTTCTACATAAAGGTCAGACAATCAAATGGAATGATTAAAAAATTTATTGTGGAAGTCAAACCAAAGATTCAAACTAAACCACCTAAAAAGAACCCAAAACGTAAAACAAAAAAATGGTACAAGGATGTAGAGACTTGGGGTATCAACTCCGCGAAGTGGAAATCTGCAACAGAATATTGTAAAGACCAAAATATGGAGTTTAAGATACTCACCGAAGACCATCTAAACCCTCAGTATAAATAATTAAATGGCTCAAAGTAAATACATTCAATCACTCAAAAGAGCAGTTGGTGGTAGAGAACTGTCAATGGAGTGGTATCGTAAAAAAATAGTAGAGTTTGGCAAACCTACATCTGCACAATTAGTTAGAGAGGGTAGAAGAAAAGCCACACCATTCATAGGTAAATTAAATATGTTTGTCTATGACCCAAAATTAAAACAAAAATTACCATACTATGACATATTCCCCCTAGTGTTACCGTTAGAGTTTTATGCGGAGGGATTTTTAGGAATAAACTTTCACTACTTACCAATCCCACTGAGAGCAAGATTACTAGATAGACTCGTATCAGATTATAGTAACAATGATAAATTAGATGAAAGCACTCGTCTAAGAGTTACTTATAATAGTGTAAAAAAGATAAATTTAGTTCAACCAACTCTACATAAATACTTAAAGGGTTACACAAAGTCACAATTTCGTAGAATAGATGCAGATGAATTTGTGATTGCAACAATGTTACCTGTACAACAATTTAAAAAGGCCTCATCAAGAAAAGTGTGGTCAGACAGTAGAAAGATGATTTAAAATGCCAAGTTCACCATTAGGAAGATTACTAGAAGGCTCAGCGTATGGAGTGTTAAATGAAGTTCTTGCAGAGTTTCGTGAGGACGATGGATACGCACAACCCAATCGTTATGAAGTTGTGTTATATCCACCCACAGGAACAAAGGGTAATCAAAACTTAATGAACGTGTTTGCTGAGACCATGCAAGAAAACACTAAAGAGGGTATCACTAGAACAACTGGTTTACGATGTAGTCAAATAGACCTTCCAGGCCGTGATTTAGAAGTAGTCCAAGACACAAACATTTATGGGCCTACTAGAGAGATTGTACAAGGTGTCACCTATGCAGACATTACTGCAACTTTTCAAATGTCTCAAGATTTAAAAGAAAAACAGTTTTTTGAAACTTGGCAACGATTATGTTATAATCCACAAACTTGGGCCATGCAATATTATGACTCGTATGTAGGATCAATGGACATATATCAATTAGATAAAAATAATAGAAGAAGATACGGAGTAAAATTAGTAGAGTGTTTTCCAAAAAATATAAGTTCAATAGGACTAGATTATGCGGCCAATGATACACTGTCAATTATGCCAGTTACTTGGTCATATAGGTATTGGAAATCACTCGTAGACGAGGCAGATTTACCTAAACCATTAGGTGATAGAGTGAGAGATGTTTTAGGTAATACAGTAGAGAGGCAAATTATCTCACAAATACCAAAAGTATTAAGTAGATTATAATTAAAGGATGAAAAATTATGGCTTTACCAAAACTAGAAACACCAACCTATGAATTGCAGTTACCATCAACAGGGGGAAAAATAAAATACAGACCATTTTTAGTTAAAGAACAAAAACTACTAATGATGGCTCAAGAATCAAATGATGCAAAACAAATGATTGACACCGTGTCTAAATTGGTGACAACTTGTACGTTTGAAAAAGTTGATGCATCAAAGTCTCCTGTATTTGATGTTGAATATTTATTTTTACAAATTAGAGGAAAGTCTGTTGGAGATAGTGTTGAAATTAATGTAACTTGTCCAGACGATGGAGAAACAAATGTACCTGTAAAATTAAATTTATCAGAGGTTAGTATACAAATGACAAATGACCATACTAATGTGATAGATGTTACAGACAATATTAAAATGCATTTAAGGTATCCTTTATTGAGTGACATAGCTGCAACTGAAAACAAATCAGATACAGAGACAGTTTTTGAATTACTCAACACTTGTGTGCATCAACTTCACTATGGAGATGACGTATATCATAGGTCTGATATATCAGATAAAGATATGACAGAATTTATTGACCAGTTAACAACTGGACAGTTTGAGACTGTGATGGAATTTTTTAATTCGATGCCTAAATTACGTCATGTTGTATCAGTAACTAATCCAAAAACAAAAAAAGAAAATGAGGTTGTATTGGAGGGCCTCCAGAGTTTTTTAGAATAGCACTCTCTCATGATAGTTTGTTTAATTACTTTAAAACAAACTTTGCATTGATGCAACATCATAAATATAGTTTGACAGAATTAGAAAATATGATGCCGTGGGAGAGAGAAATATATGTGGGATTACTCGCAGAACATATAAAGGAAGAAAATGAACGAATCGAGCAAGAAAACAGGAAGTCAAAGTATTAATCGTTATCAAAAATGGGTAGACATGGCTCATGCAGTTGACCAGTGGAGAATTTTTCCACGAATATTCATATCAACATACATCTATCTACTTTATGCAGTGGTTATATGGTATATGGATTTGTCCACACCAACGATGGAGCAAAGTGGTTTAGTCAGTATTGTAGTGGGTGCTGGTGCTGCATGGTTTGGACTTTATACAGGATCGAGTAAAAAGTAATGGCTGAGGCAACCGAAAATACTTTACAGGAGATGGTTGCGGAAATTCGCAAACTAACTGGGCAAAAAATAGGTGAAAAAACAATAAAAGACTTAAAAGAGCAAAAAGTTGCGTTGGATGCACAAAAAACAGAACTAGAAAATATGAGAAAGGGTATTGAGGAGTTAGGAGGTGTCGCAGAACAAGATTCAAATTATAATAAAATGGTTGTTGATTATGAAAAAAGTAAAGCAGATTTAGAAAAAAGAAATCAAAGATTAACAATTAGAGACAGATTTAATCAATTTAGAGAAACAGTAAAAAGTGGAAAAGTACAAGAGCGTATTAGTAAGGGAATTGATGGTATAAAAGATGGTTTTAAAGGATTTGGAAAAACATTAGGTGACATAAAAGACTCTGCAGTTTCTGGAATTAAAGACGTAGGAACTTTTGGTCTTGCATTATTTCTTCCTGCACTAATCGCATTTTTAAATAGTCCCATTTACAATAAGGCTAAAAAATATATACTTGATGAAGTTTTACCCTCATTAACTAAATTTTATAATGATTATATTGTACCATTAGGAAAAAAATTAGAGGAAATGGGAATTGGAGGTAAAGAAATCGGTATAGGTGCAATACTCACATATCTCACTGTTAAAATGTTTCCGCTAATTAAGACTTTGAGTGGTGCATTCATGAGTTTAGGTGGTGGTATTTTAAAATTCACTGGTAAAATAACTGGTGTACTTGTAAAGTATGGACTTCAGGCTGGTGGTAAAATTGTAGGTCTTGGATTAAAAGCTCTCACTGGTTCATTTTCAGCACTAGGTAATGGACTCCGTTCGATTGGTGGTGGTATAAGTGGTGTAGCTGGTC